TTTTACACCTCCCCCGTTATTTAGCAAGAAACAGGATTTAGATTGCTCCGTAAACTGCTGCGCTTGGTTGGAACTGTAACAATTCACAACGAGCCTCGCATCTGAAAGTGATGAGATTCTTGATGAAGTCATCTTGGTCGAACTCGGTTGACCTTACTGCAAGACCAGATTGTTGAGCAATGGCAAACTTTGTAGTATCCATTACATAAATCTTAGATGCAGTTACAAGGCTATGAGGGATAACAGGAACACCTGCAATCCTTACATTACCATTTTGGTCGATTACCATACCGCCAGGTACAGAGTAATCAGAAGGCTTTGTTTTCAGCAAACCTGCCCAACCTGCATGAGTTGTCAAAGCGAGGTTAGCAGTCCAATTGGATGCACCCAATTGAGCGAGGTAATCGATGAACTTCTCGGCAGTGTTAGCACCAGAAGAAGAACCTGCGGTAGCTGATGCAGCAATTGCATTCAGGTAGTAGGTATCTTCAGCCTTTTGGAAATCTTCAATCAGAGACTGCTGCAAGTAAGCCTGAAGGAAAGGCAGATCATCAATCATCTGACGAGATACCTTAGCGAAACCTGCGATGAATGACAAAGCAGTGTTTACAACTGTTACGTCATAATCAACCTGTGGCTTTGCAGAACCTTCAGTTTGCTTACCGAAAGAACCTTCACCTACTGGAGTGTTACCCCTTGGGAAGCTTACTGAACCCGTAGAAACCGGAACAATGTTGAACACTGAACGCAGGTGTGGGTTTACGAAAGCTCTCAAATATGGGTTGTCCACATAAGAAGTGTAAACAGAACCTGTGAGGTTGTTACCGATGGTCATTGTGCCAACAGCTTTTAGATCGAGGTCATAAGCAAAACCCTTACCATTGGTGCGGGCAGCTTCCTTAATTTGACCATAACCCTTCTCGATACCAGCAGCTATTTCAGACTTGATAGAATTGATGTGGTCAGCGTATGACATTGCAACCCTATTTTCTTCTTTAGCAGCAATCTTACCGAATGCAGCCTTAGCTTCCTTAACTTGCTCAAGAGCCTCAAGAGCAGTCTTGTTAGCCTTAACCATCTCTTCGTTGATTTGCTCAACTTTGCTTTCAAAAGACTTTGCAGCCTTCTCGGTAGCAGCAGCCACCTCTTGTTTTTGCTCGTTCATTTTAAGTTCCAGAGCAGCTTGGAACTCTTTCAAATTTTCCATTTGTTGATTTTAAAACTGTTTGAGAATAGATATTAAACTTTTCTCAAGCGTATTATCAACCTTTGGCTGCTCCGGCTCATTTGCTGTTGCCTTCGTGCTACTTAATCTCTCTACCGCTTGTGCTAATTGCCTAATTTTGATTACACACAAATCGATTACATTATCAGATGCATCGGTATTGCGTATAAACTTTTCAAAAATACGAATTTCTTGCTTAAGTTCGTTTATGTCCATTTCTGACTTGAACCCAAGGAATGGCGTGTCCATATTTGCACCCCAAGCCGTCAGGGAAGAACCCTCGAACAACTTGACATCCTTTATCTCATTACCCATCGCTCCCTTGTTCTCAGTGAGGGTATTAAATCCAATGCTATGCTCTGTGATGATACCGCCTTCAGCCATCTTAATAAAGTCCATACCGAAGGTAGTCTTTACTAATTCACTCTCGTAATACAGGCCATAACTATCCTCTTTCAAAACTGTTATCTTGCCTAGAGGTTGATCTGGTCTGTGGTTCATAAGATGCTTAATCCTCTGCTTGCCTTCCGGCCCCCAGTCAGCAATACTCCTTTTAAATGCCCCTGGCATCATTATATCCCCATCACTATCCACATTGCCAAACTTTGAGAAATAACCACTCACGGTCATTTTCTTGCTGTCCACATCTTTAAACTCAAGCCTTGCAGCCTTATATGTGTAAATTTTGCTCATATTTATATTTTATTTATTAATCTACCATTCGCATCCCTACTCGGCACATACGCCACCGTACACCTGCAATTTATCAGAAAGCCTTTAGGTGCTTTCGGATCACCAGGCATATCTGCCAACACCACCCGTCCTAACTTGTCAAAGCTCTGGAAAGGTTCATCAAGGGGTCTGACTTGCCCGTCCATGTGCCAATGGTCGTATTGGTCTTTAGGTATCCTTCTCGTTCTCGCATCCCGCATACTCACCCACATTTTGTCAACTTGGAATGAATGCTCTGTGGCCCCCATAGATACGCTGTAATTGCTCGCTCTCATCACCTCTGTCCGTATTATCATCCTTGCCCTCATCCTCGCATATTCGCCCATCTCCTTGCTTACAATAAGATTCACGATGTCATCCACACTCGCCCCAACCGCCATCGCAGCAGTTACAAGGCTAATAAGTTTCTTTTTAGTCGTTTGCGTTATAAAAGCCACGATGTAAAAGCCATACTGAGCCAGATACCGCATTATCTCCGCAAGGAACGTGCTATTCAGCTTAAACGGGTTATACGCTTTCCTGCTCTCTATCCCCACCGCCCTATACGCACTATTGCTGAACTGCACCGCCACCTCTCTATACATATCACTCATCACGGCCATTATCTTCGTATCCCACACCACCGCTCCCAACCCACTCATCGCTGCACTTGGCCCATCACGTTTAACACTCTTAGCAAAGCTATCGAACTCCTTCAGCAACACCTCGGTCATTATGGGCGTGTACTTACGCTCCACTACCCTCCGCATCCGCTCCATCTTGAGCCAATATTCGCTGCGCTGCATTGCGTTCATCTAATAGTCTTAATTTATAACTCTGCCTCACCTCTGCCCTTGTCATCATCTCTGTCCTACACGTTCTCTCCGTTGGGATCTTCGGAAATCTCGTCATCACGATCGCCCATATCTCGCTGTCCGTTGTTTGTGCTGTTATCATCACTTATGCTTAAGTCCATCATTGCCTGCTCAATCGGAATCAATCCCTGATTGATGTAGCTCATATCCCATGCACCACCCTTCTCGCTGTAATTCATAGCCACACGCTTCTCATCCATTGTCAACCAGTTAGCATCACGCAGAGAACGCACCATCCGCTCCATATCCTGCTGCATTTCTGGAAGAGCTGTTATATCGAAGTCAATGTAGTATTCTGAGCCATATCTTGGCACTAGCCACTTATTAAGCTCATCACGAAGTGAGCAGCACATTGGCACAATGGTGTTGGTGACAAGGTCACGCATCGCATTGTGGTAATTGTTGTAGCTCGATGTGTCTGTATCGAAAATTACAGCAGGAAGGCCGAAAACACGGCACCACTGCTGCAAACTCATCTGCATAGTCTTCACCAGCTCCATGTCAATGGAAGACAAGCCGAAATTGAGATAATCCCAAGGAGTTTGCAATACTGCAACTTTACCTTTATTATCCACACTATTAATGTCCTCATTCACCGCCCTCTTAATTATGTTTGCCTGCTCAATAGTAAAGTTAGGCACTATTGACCCTAGAGGCTTTGGCGTTATCGCACCTTTTGCCCCGCCATTAGCCGTCATCATTGCGCTTGCGTCCGCTGAGTTGTTGCTCATGCGCAAAGTCTTATATGCTGCACGCAACGGACTAACGCCTCTCATGTGGCTACGGGCCACATCATTGAAATCTGGACTCCACGTCTTCCACTGCATCACATTGTCCTTGGGTAGATCAATCCCTCTGCTCACCATCAGCTTATACCCAAGCAACCCGTACAAGTCGTTCGGGTCAGGGTATATCTCCAGAAAGTGAGTAGGAAGCACGTTTAACTCGGTAAACTGACCGCCCAACCGACCATCATTGCCATAAACGTTCCCCTCACCGGAAAGAAACCTATAGCCGAACAAATTCTCAAGAAATTGGTCTTGGGCCTGGTATTGGTTAGGTCTTTCAAGTAACCTAGCCAATTCGTTATTCTCGACAATGTTTTCAGAGTAAGCGTTCTTCCTTGCCTTTACTGCCGCCTCATACGAGCCACGCTGCCCAATGTTACGGCTCATCGTCTTATACCTACTCAGCTCAGTCCTGCCCTTTGGTGTATCATTGAGCTTATAAACGTACCAAGGGATGGAAGATGCTTTGCGTGAGAGGAATGTCACAATAGCATAAACATCAGCATTGCCTAAATATCCTTCATTCACATACTTGCCATCCTCATAAT